ATTTCACGTCGAAGTGCGGTCGCAATGTCTCGTGCCGATTGTCTAGATGTTGAGCCACCATTAACCGACACATTAATATCGCCAACATTTGTCACTGAGCCGCCATCCTGGCGATGTATTGGCTTTACTCCAGAGTTCATTGCCACAAGCTGCGAGAAATAACGCCTTGTGGATTTCGCGTTCATTACAAACTCTCCTGGTGAGAGCATGGCTGGGATTGTGTCTGTGCCTTGGGCCCGTCCCCCCTTGGCAAACCGCATAAAGCCGCCCATTGCCTGTTGTGTTGGTACCACCGGCATTGGTGGTATCGGGTATACATAATTAGCAAGCTGCCGGCCTGCGTCGGCAGCACGTACCATTTGATCGGCAAAACTCGATGCAGCAGGAGTGACCGACCCTGTTAGCACAGAGGTAAAGAGGTTTGCTCCCAAATTTATATTATCAATAGCAGTATGTACAGTGTCGAGTTGATCGGATTGGAGCTGTGGTACATTTAGCTTGATATCAACCAGTACTTCCTGTCGCAAGGTTTCTAACTGCCCCTTGATCTCAGCAATACGAGTCGCTACAGTTGAGAAATCGGCTGTGTCATTTAACTTTGATATTTCTTGCTGCGCAGCGGTGGTGAGTCCTTGGACATTCTTTAAAACGGCTACTTGATCTGCACCTAAAAGCCAAGCCGTACCACCCCCAGCTTGAGACTCGGCTTTTGCATAGTCTTCTCTCGCTTTTGCTAGTGCCCGCAACTCTTCTACCTTCGAGGCTAGATTCTCAGGTGTAATAGGCGTTGAGGCAAGGGTGCGGGCCTTTTCAAGAAGATTATTGTAGGCTATATCTACTTCTCTTAGCTTAGTCCCACGCTCTGGGTCCTCAGTTCTTGAGACAGCCCCTGCAATGCTTTTTTCTGAGTTTGGGTCGCCGAGTCTTGTCTTTAGAACATTATTCGCCCCAGCTAGCTCTCCCGCCTGCTTTACCTGACGGTCTAGCAATGGGGCTAATTCTTCTTGTAAGTTTTTAGCAATACCCATCATGCTGCCAAATGGGTCTGTTTTATCTAGTTTAAACTTAACTTTAACCTCAGGGCTTAGTTTTTCAAAGTCAGCGGTTAATGCTGTCATACTGTCCTTGTATATAAGATTGACGCGAGTGTCAAGGGCTGGCATTTGCGTTGCCATCGTTGTCATCTGCTCCATCAATTTTTGAATCGACCCTATCCCTGATTTTCCAGCCCCACCTTGTTCGAGCAATTTAGTAAATTCCTTAGAATCCTCGGCATAGGTCTTTCTACCCGCCGCTATTTGCTCGTCTGTCTTACCGGCTGTCTTCATAGAGTCTACCATACGGTCACGTAGACTAGCTAACTTTGTTAATAGTTTCAGCTGTTCTGGGTAGCCTTTAATGGCTTCTGATTGGGCTTTTTGATTGGCCCTATACTCAGCCTGCGCTATATTCGCTTTATCCTTAGCTAACACAACACTAGCCTTTGCTGCCCGATCAGCAAAACGCTTGTCTCCTAACGAACCTGCTGCAGAGCCAGCCGATTGTGCGTATTGGTCTGCACTATCTATCTGTGTCCGAATTGCGTCAAATTCTTCTTTACTATTGGCGGTTCTCAACTTTGACAGGGCTTCATAGCGTAGACTATCTGATCGCATTAGTTGCTTAGCAGCCTGCTCTGCCGGTTTATTTTGAGAGTTTTTATAGTCAAACTCTTTATTTTTAGCGTTCGTTGTGGCGTCACTGATGTTTTTTAAGAGAGAGTCTTGATCCTCGCCTTGTGATAAAGAGAATAATTTCTCAGTCTTTTTCTGCTGTAAGCCAACAGCATAGTCTAATGCATTCTCTACAACTTTTAGAGATGCTTTCTCAGTCATAGCGGTATCATCAGCTATTTTTTTATGCGCTTTTTGTCTCTGGGTTAATAAACCTATAATACCATCTGTTAATCGCTTGTTTATTTCTAGCTCTTTCTGGGCTGCTTTATGCAGATCTGCTTCTTTGTCAGCTTGCCACTTCAATTCCTCTGCACGGATCTTCATAAATTCGGCTTTTGCTGCTTCCGCTCCTCCCGTCATCCAATCCCATAGTTTCATCGCTGCCAAACCAGCTAAGAAGCCAACTGCAAATAATCCAGCTGTCTGCAGCCCTAGCATCGCAGCCCCGCCAACTAATGTAGTTTTCCAAGCGGCTATCGAAGCAGTTGCAGCAGCTATAGATGCTGTCTGAAGACCTGTGTAGGCAACTGTAGCAGCAATAACAGTTGCGGTAAGCGCAACCATAACGCCGACTAAGGCACCGGCAGCGGCGGTAGCATTGGAGGACCCCCATGCTGTAATCTGAGCCAAACCAGCCACTACTGGCAAAAGTACCTTTCCAATCTCCATAAAATTAAGCTTAATTTCATTTAGGAGTTTGTTATACTTTTGCCCTGGAGTATCGTCAAAAATACCAAATACTTTGTCTGCAACAGATTCGTTAGCTGCCTCGATTTTCTTGGTATCTCTTTGTGTTTGCTCATAGTTTGCACCTAGCATACTCATCATACCAGTAAATGCCCGCAGATTCGTGAAGGCTTTTGCCATTGCAGCTGAATTACCTTTGAAATAATTCTCAGTAGCCTTTAACATAGGTAATAAGCCACCCCATTTGCTTATAGCCTGCTCAACACCCTCGACACCCCAATCTTCGAATACTTGCTTAAGCTCCTTTGTTGGCTTTAATGTCTGTGACATTACAGCTCGCATCTGTGTTACAGCAGTATCGAATCTTACACCTTGTCTCGTCATCGTAGCTATTGGGCCTAAAACCTCTGACAGGCTAACCCCTAGATCTGAAGCGATACTATCTACTCGCCCCATTGTATCCTTCATGTCACTAAATTGGAACCGCCCAATTTCCATAGCCTTAAACAACTTGCCAGTGACATTCCCGGCATCAGCTGCTTTTAGCTTGAAACCAGCTATGGACACAGTCAATGTATCTACAACATCGGTCAACGATGATCCAGTCGCTGCAGCTACTTTCTCGGCTTGCGCGAGTACATTCATAGACTCGGCCGCATCACCAACTTGATTTTGCAGTGTCAGATAATACGCGCTCGATACATCTTCTATTGGCGTGCCGAATGTTCTTGATAGACCCAGTAACTGTTTTTCAATATTTCCCATATCTGCGCCACCAGCCACTGTCTCAATCATACCTAGCTGACGACTAAAAGCAGCTGCAGCAGCAGTTCCTTCTTTAAACGCAGTCACAAGCGAGGCAATAGACGCCATGACCATGCTGAAGGCTTTATATTTCAACATTGAACTTAACGCAATAGTAATGCCGTCTGAGCTTGTTTTAATCTCACTCATCGCTTTTGCACTAACCGCTGATAACTGAGCAAACTGAGCCCCCAAAGCGCGGGTTGCAGCATTTCCAGCTGTGCCCATTGACGTAAAGGCTGTAGCTACATCAACAGCTGTCATTTTATTTACGGCGGCAAATTTAGCTGCCGAAGCTTGCATCTGTGCAAATTGCTGCGCCAATGGGTTTGTCTTGGGGACTGTACCCCAGGTATTGGTCAACTGCTTGACTAAACTCAGCTGGCTTTGAAGCGACGTTGTTGACGGTCCTGTCTGCGTAGCTGGCCCAGCTTTCATTTTAGCCTGTGCTTTTGCCAGGGCGTTGTACTGATTAGTCAGCCTGTTTACTTTGTCTCCTAGTGTTGCTAATTTAGCCATATCCTTGGCTTCAGTATTCCAAGCTTTCATACCGGCAGCGCAGCTTGTAAACTCACTCGATAACTTAGCTAATGACACGCTCAAAGCTTGCACGCTGGCAACAGAGTTACCGATATCAAAACCTATACTTTGTACAATATCTGACATGATGCAGCCTATACTTTTCGGTTGATATATCGAAATGCCACTTGCGGCGATGGCATACGTACATGCTTAGCAAAACGATAGAAAGCTTCGTTCGCTGTGCCTTGAAAATCATACGGCCCTGGGGTGTTTAAATGAAAAAAGCCGGTTGCATTTGCGTTATTATATTCATTGTAAATTAAATGTAACAGACTAGTCGAGTATCTAAGAACAAACGCACCATCAAAAATAGCGATACTACCTGTGCTCCGTGCCACGCCCTGAGACACTGTCGAACCGCTAGTGGCTACAGAATAACCCACTTTAGAGGCAAGTTTTATAAACGTACCTCTTGACGCGCCTTTCCATACAGGTATTTTACTAATGGCGGCTTCGATCCAAATCTGACCGCCTTGCTTTAAATCTTCTTCAAGCTGTTTGGCAACGATACGCCCCCACCGGGCGGAAGAGAAAATTATTTCTTGGTAGTTGAATGTAAATTTCATAGCTTCGGTTTTGCACCTGCGAGCTGCGATTGAAACTCTACTTCATCATAGTCACGTATCTGATCAAATGCCAAAATCTGTGCTTGTGTCCACACATCACAATCTTCCCAGGTATTCTTTACCCCTGGTGGTCTAATACCTAGACGCTCGCAGGCTCTCCAGACGGCATACTCGTTTGTTCTGTACTTTGGCCAGAGGAGCTTTTTTGTGCCTGCGCCTGACCATGTAAAAAAACCTTGCGGGCTTGTTCAAGCTTTGACTCGTCTAGTGAATTGGCTTGCATGACGCATTGAATTATTCGATTAATTTCAATCGTTGTTAGCCCTGCATTTTTGAAGTCTTGCAGATAATTAGTCCATGTACGTGGGTTGTCAACCTGAACAGTATCCCATTCAATGTCACTTGGTTCTAGTGATTTGACAATTAAATATGCAATTCGCTTTTCATTCTGTGTTGCAAGCACTTGCATATAATTTGGATCCTCGGCATTAGGAATCCAGCCGTCTTTAGTTAGCTTACCTGGGGGCTTTGGTTCTGGACACAGAGCGTCGAACTCGTCCAGATTAATCGACTTGGCACGAAAAACAATGACCTGCTCGCCGCGAGGCAATACCAAAAGCTCTTCCGAAGGTCCGTTAACACTCATTCCACCAATCTTCATAATCTTTTCTCCCACTACCTTACACGTATGAAAACAAGGCTGGGCTGTAAGTTACCCAGCCTTGAAAATCGAAACATATTAAACGCGAACTACAATAGCCTCGGTCGTATTGCACTTGCCTGCAACAGCAATGGTAGCATCTTGAAGATTGAAATCAAGCGAATCATAACGGAATTCCGGCATGATTGTCGTCTCGTCTTGATTCGTCCCACAAGGTGCTGCGTGCTCTACCTCTATATCTACACTATAGGGCTCGCACTGATCGCTAGATGAGCTTACCCACTCTCCTGCTGCACCCTTTCGCTTTAGAGCGTCTACGGGCGTAATAGCTTCGCTAGTGCCAGTCGTAACGTGCTCATATACGAATTCTAGTGAAATCTCTAGTGGCTGCTCATCACCTTCTTTCACGGTGTCTAAAAGACCACGATCCAGTAGATACTGGTAGTCTTTAGCTTCGGTATACGTTAAATTACCTTCGCCAATCTTAATTTCAATTTGCTGAGGTAAAAACGTCAGTACATCACCATTAGCTGGTGCAACTCCCCACGACGGAGAGAACGCAATATTTGTTGTCGGACCAGCACTGGCTGGCGTGCGAGCGGTGACGACATGCACAACGGCAGAGTTGGCGACTGTGAAACGTGCGCCAACGGGTACCAGTGTGGTCACGTCAGTATTTAACACGACTGTGGAAATGTCCACGTCGGTGCCATTCGCATCTGGCGTTGCTTCATTGATTACGGCGCTTCCGCTGAGACCATCCTTGAGTCGAATTGTGCAGTCACGCAGTTCGATTCTGGCCATATTTATATCTCCAAAATAAGGTTAATTCAACTGTTGTCAACCCAGTTTACGTCTGGTAACGCTACTCGGAAAAGAGTTCCATCTTGAAACGCCCATCCACTTCTGACTGTCTAACCCGATCTACTCGGCTTATTTGTCCAAAATGAATGACTCGATTTGAGTCGTAGCGACCCGTTCGAGGCACTAGACATCCGACCCACTCTTGGTCATCCCCCTCTTCGCTTCCGTACCGGAATATATCTATTGAATGACCCATGGTAGTCTGGACCACTCCGCACCAAGTCACAATATCATAAGCATTATCCTTATGATCGCTCATTAGTTCGGTAAATAGTACATTGATGTCGACGTTCAAAATGTAGTAATTATGACTAGGTTCAGTAATAAAGGGACCATTTACACGCAATTCTGCGTGATTATAATGCATCTTTTCAGGTTCACGATCATCTACACCGTCCATTAACATGGGGAGTTTAATAACGTCTAGTGCCGTTTTGAAATGTACGGCAATAGATGCTGCTATCCACCTTGGCCAATTAGGGTTCAACATTTCCGTTGCTCTCTTGTGTAATTTCCTGTGTACTCTGAAGATCTACATTAGTAACTGTGGGGCCAATAACCCTCTTACCTGTAATTGTCCACCCAGTATGCTGCTCAAGAGCTTCGATGCTCTTTAGGTTATATCGATACCCTTCAAACTCAAGCCAGTCATCATTCTGTATCACATGCCCCTTAGGCAGATCTCTAGCATCTACAACAAAGAGACGGGTATCTGCGTCATAGGAGCCTCCATATGCAAATTCTTTGTTGGCTGATATAATCGATATTGTTTGTACCACTTCGCGTTGGACCCTAGTGGGCAAGACAATACATCGATGTACTATAACCACACTTGAAGTCATAGTCTTTTCGCCAGTTTTGTAGTCGGTTTCTGCTTCTGTTAACTTATGCATCTTTACTGTACTGCCATACGCTCTTTTCAAAGCATATAGTGCTTGGCGAATTCTACGATTCAAACTGTGATTTACAACTGTCATTATTTTGGTAGATCCTCTGGTTTCTCACAGTCTTTACCCACCATTACTGGACAGACTCTGACTAGATGGTCTACAATGTGTCCAACCCACTTCAAGCATTCCGAGCACTGGACTAAGGCAGATGTAGATTTTTCAACTAAATCACAAAGTATCGTCCGTTGGTACTCTTCTAGACTCTCAACTCGCTTTGAAAGCTGCAACTCACGTTGCCAGTCTCTCCAAATAAAAAATACAACTACAGCCGCTAACGGTCCAAGCTGCTTTACCATATCCATCCAGGGGAAACTTTCCATCATATGCCCTTAAATAAAAACTATGGGCGGGCGAACCCGCCCATAGTTGCTTAGTTACTAAAGCTTAGCCGAGTAGTACACAACCGAGCTTAACATCCAATAGAGCAACACCAGCCAATAGGTCCATCGTGACGATGGTACCTTGGGTGATGATGTCGTACTGCATGGTGACTCGCATCCCAACGCTATTGTAGGCGGCTACCGCAGCGCGGACATCCATTGCCGCATTTGGCAGAGCCAAGGGGCGAGTGACTAGGGCCAAAGCATCCCGATGGAATGCTAGGTTGTAAGCGCCTAGTGGGCCTGGGAAAGCTGATTCGTTGTCGGCAAGCGAACGATCCAAGGGACGATCAAGCCATAGAACCATCTGTGCTGCATTCGATGGATTCACATAAGCTTCGATGATCGTGTAGGTATGACGAGCACTTGGCGTTGCACCGAAGGCAATGAGCTGACCGACTTGGGGCTCTTTACCGCTGGTAGCACCGTCAACAACGACCCCCTTGGCATAGCCAGAGGACTTTGCGCCATCGACTGCACAAGCTTGGTATACGGTCGCGACGGCTTCATCAGCCACGCCGTACTTCAAAGCGCTGTCTAGCACTAGCGAATCATCAACGGTACCAGCAGCTAGCCAATGTGGCTGGTCTTCACCGGCTAACGTAACGAACTCACCAACCGTGGGGGTAGCCCCAGCTGCATTGCAAGCAATGGTCGTAGCTCCAGCGGCATATGGGCCAACGTCACAAGACTTGACATAGCTATCGACAGAAGCCGCACCGTACACGCCGGGCTGATTCTGTACCATGTAGGTGTCGAAACCGAGGACGCGACCAAGCATAGCATCGCGAAGAGCGGACCCACCGTCACCACGCTGATCAGCGGCGATGAACATGTCGGTCTTCAATAGAGCCGTCTCAGAGGCTGGGGACAGCATGAGATGACGCCCGTTGGGATACGCCAAGTTCTTATTCATGGTTTCACGTACTTCGAGTAGGTAGTCCTTCGAATTCGTGCCGCTCAAGCCCTGGAGCTTGCCAGCTCTGTTAGCTAGGAAGCGATGGACCTGACCACAGATCACGCGGTCGATACCGCGAGCGATGCCTTGCATACCTGGGACTACATAGATCGCGAGTAGATCTTGGAACGACTTGCTAGCTTCGCCGTCCTTAATCGTAAAACTGATGTAAAAGTGCTGATTCAATGGAACCTGCACGTTGTCTGCGGAAGCGTCCTGTAGCTCGATGCTATCAGAATCCGTCTTTCGCTTTGCCTTAAAGGTGCCTGGACGGCGGGTGTTGACCACGTCACCGTAGTTGGCTACGTTATTCTGAAAATCACGGTGAACCAAACCGGCCATCACCATTGACTCTTCTAATACGGCTAGTCCTTCCATCACTCTGTTACCAACTCTTTCGAGTCGGGCTGGTCATTTCTGCCAGCCTCTGCATGTCGCCATGCAGTTCAGACTCTATCTTCACCCTCTTGTTATGAGGGGCAGTGCGTATAGTCGTTGAGGGTTCCGCTTCCGGTCTTCCCTGCTGATTGTCCGCAGCAAACAGATTGTCACAACATTTGTTGTACTGTTGCATACTCGGGGTTTCCAGCATATAGCACCGTTTT